CCAGAGCTGCTTTTCCTGCGACCAGTCGGCAACCGGCAACAGGCCGGGGATCGTTTCGCGCGTGCGACCGGGCGAGTTGATGTGGGTGACATCGACGTCTTCGGGAACCTGGTCCGGGAAGGGCAGACTCTCAAACCCATAAATCTGAGTGAAAACGTGGGATCCAGCGCCGGGCGTTGCCTCACGCCCGATCCAGAGTTCCCAGTCATAGGTGATATCACCACCAAAACTTTTCTGTGCCATTAGTCAGATCTCCATGATGTGCTGAAATCCATGCCGACGCGGTAAGGGCGATCGGCTTCGTTTGTTCCACCCTCCCGGGTGTCGCGGGTCGAGAGATGCAGGATCAGAAAGAAGTTGCTGTCCCGGTGGAAGTGCAGGGCCGTCTTGACGGCCCGTGAGGCCACCTTTGCCGCCCCGTAGGTGCCCGCATAAACATCGACCTGCACCCGGCCTTGCGACAGGCCCCCGGCGCCGTTCATGTGATGATCTTCGATGTCGCTGATCGTGTTGAGAACGATAGCGGGATAGTCCTGGCCCTGCGGGTGCGCCCCAAAGTTGACGCGCGTGCCGACAAGCGCCGTTACACCGCTGGACGCCAGCAGAAGCGCGCGTATCGCTTCTTCCATGGGTTAGGTCCTTGCCTGACGTTCGGCCCGGCGGGCAGCGCGTGCCGTCGCTTTCTCCAGTTCCGACCACAATTCCTGTCCCAGACGATCCAGCGTTGGCTTTGCCTCCGCATCCCAAGCGGGGCGAAGCGCGGGCTGCGGCCTATGGTTCTGATTCCCGAACTCTTGCTGGACACCAGCCGGATCGTTGGTCCCGACGAAGCCCTCAACCGCCGCCTTCTCATCGCGGAACATCTTGCGATGCTGCCCCGCTTGCCGCTTGTTCAGCTTGGTCGAGTAATTGAACGACTCTGCATATCCGCCCGTGGGGCCCACCGGAGCAGCAGCGTTGGCCACGTCCGCGATAGGCATCGCCGCCGTCTTGAGTGCCCGCCGCAAGACACCCTTGCCAACCGCCTTGGTCAGGTTCTCCAGTTCCTTTTCCAGTTCGGAAAACCCCACCAGCTGCACAACCTCAGTCATCGACGCGCGCTCCTGCCGTAATCTCCAGCCACCGGCGACGACCGGCAGCTTCCTTGATACCCGTGATCTCGTACTCCTCACCCTCGCAGACCAGCCGATCCTTCGGTGTCAGATCGACGGTGAAGGCAGACCACGGAACCATGAACCGCGTCGTGATCGCTGCGGCAACCTCGCCCGCGCGCCAGCGCTCGCCATCGCTCACATCGTTTTTCTTTGCCCACATCGCCACGCCGTGATCCTCAAAGTCCTCCACCTTCGAGAACCCGTCATCGACCAGACTGGCACGCCGAAACTGAATCCGCCGATCACTCAACCCATCCGTCATGCGGGCGCAATCCTGTGCTGAAGCATCAAGCTCAGCGCCGACGCAGGAAGCCCGTCGATAAGCGCCGGACCAGACCCACTCGATCCATCGAAGATCAGGGAACATATCTGCTTGACAGCCACGACCAGATCCTGCGGCGGGGTGGCATATCCTGCGGAATAGGAGATCTCCACCGGATAGCCGACGGGATCCACCGCGGGCCAGTCGGATGGCGGTAACAGCATCGCCGGAGAACTGCCGACAGCCTCACAGCCGGTAAATGCCTCGCCAGCGATCTCAACGCTGGTGACGGCCGTTACAATGCCGCCCGCCAATACAACGGGACACCGCCCAGAGGGCAGGGACGCCAACCGAACGACGATGTCGCGCGGTGACAGCAGCCTCTGGGTGAACATCTCTACCGCTGCCACCGCAGCAGCGGTGTAGGATGTAACCAGGGGTTGATCTGCCGTATCGTTTTTATCCAGCCGCAGATGTTCCTTCATATCCGCAACGCTGATGAACGGCACGGGATCCGTGATCGACACCAGAACCCGCCCCCCCTGCCGAAAACCGAGCGTCACTTCGCCACCACTTCGGCCACGCCCAAGCCGACAAGGCGCTCAGCCTCATCTGCGTCGACCTCAATGACGGACCCCTCACCCCACGACTCGCCATCGCCGGAATAGATGCACGCCAGCCGCACCGCGACTTTCTTCGCGGCGCCGGATTTCGTTCTCGACATGATCGTCTCCTGTCTGGCTTCAAGAAAGAGGCCGGGAACTCCCGGCCCCTCAGGAAAGTCAGCGCACCGATCGATCAGCTGGCGGCGTTGACGAACACCTTCACCGCACCGCCAACATCGACAAGGTTGCCGCCGGTCCGCATCCAGGCAAGGAATCCGACCTGGCCCTTCTTCGTGTAGGCGCTGTCGGTGAAGCGGAACATCTCGACAGCCATCACATCGCGGATGTGATAGAACGAGAAGTCGCCAAAGGCGATCGACCGCGCGCTCGCCGCCATGTTGACCATGTGCTGGTTGATGGTGATTGGTGCCCCCAGGAGGCGATCCGGCGCGCCTTCCGGGTTTCCGGTCTCATAGCCGGGAACGAAGATCGGACGCCCGTCGCTGTCCTTCATCTTGCGCAGCTCGCGCAGCGTGGTGTCGTTGAACATCCAGCGGATATTACCCTGCTCGCGATAGGCCGGATCGACCGAATGCTGCAGGTTGACCAGACTGTCATAGGTCACGGCCGTCACCTGGCTGCTCGAATTTGCCGCCGTTACGCCAATGGTCGCGGCAGCGACCACGCCGAATGGCTGCGCCGTGCCGGTCCCCAAGGTAAACAGACGGTTGGTCACTCGCCCAAGCCGCGTTGCAAGGCGTCCGCGCACAAACGCCTCGATGTCGACGTTGCTGTCCTGCAGCAACTCGAACGGCACCGCGACCACCTTCGACGAGAATTTGTAGACCGGCAAACCGATCGTGCCAAAAGCCAGATCGAGATCTGTCGCGGACGCGTTTTCGGCGATGATCTCACCCTCTTCCGAGACCCCGTTAGATGTCGGGAACGACATCGCGCCAATGCCTGAGGTCTGGATCACGGTCGACACGGCGCGCATACCACCAAAGGCCTTCAGCGCATCCAGAACCGACGTCGCGACCGCGCTGTCGACGGTAAAGCCGCCCTCGCTGCCGGTCGTCGTCGACATCGTGTTGCGGATCGTGTTCCAGTCTTCCTCGTTCAGCGCCTTGTCGCCACCCTTGAGCCACTTCGCATAGATGCTCAGACCGCGATCGCCAGAGTTGCGACCGTTGCGCGCAGCCGCCTCAGCCACATCGTCCACGCGGGTATCTTCCGCCAGGCGCTCGTTGGCGGCCTGCATCCGCGCGATCCGGGCATCGATCTCGTCGATGTCGGCCATGGCCTTGTCATAGACCGGTTGATCATCGGCCGCATTCCATTCGGGCTTGCCAACCAGTTCATTGAGCGCGTGGGCGATCTTGCCGCGCTGCTCGCGCAGAGCTTGAATAGACATTGCTGTCCCTTTCCTTATTGTGAATGCCGCAAGACGCGGCAACGATCCGGCGCGGCGCGCTCAGATGGGGGTGGCCACCAACCGGGCCGCAACGCGGCGCTGGCGGGTCTGGCGCAATTCGGATTGCAGCGATGCGGGATCCGCATCGTCGCGGGCCTTGACGCCCGGAGATGGCTCGGTGATCGCCGCCGGTTGCCATGGTGCGGAGGCATAGGCCGACAAGTCCCACCGCGCGGCCGGCCGCTGGGTGTTCTCTTCGATCACCCGATCGGCAAGTCCGGCCTCCACAGCCTCTGCGGCGTCGAACCATGTCTCGGCCGCCATCAGACCCATGTATTTTTCGGCGTCGTCATCCCCGGCGCGGCGCGCATAGCTTGCCGCGATCTGCTTGTCGATCTTCGACAGCAGCGCCGACACCTGGTCATGATCGTCGGAATTTCCGATCGTCAGGCCCCAGGCCTTGTGAATCATCAGCATCGAGCCTTGCGCCATGACACATTCGGCACATTCGGCGGCGATCACCGACGCGGCCGAGGCAGCAAGGCTGTCGATCTGCGCAGTAATGGGGCTCGAATGCGCCCGCATAGCCGCGACCATGGCCTGCGCGCCGAAGACGGACCCGCCGGGGCTGTTGATCCGCAACGTCACCGGACCCGATGTCTCCGCCAGCGCGGCGATGAATTGCCGGGGGCTGATGCCCCCCATCCAATAGGCCTCGTCTTCATCCATCGCGATCGTGTCATAGACCCAGAGCGTGTTGCCTTCGGCCCTGAATTCACCTTGGCCCTTGTTCGCCAGGCGCATCTTGATCGTTTTATCCATTGGGCGTGCCCTCATTATACGTCGGAACCGTGCCGACCATTTCACGCGGCAGGCGCAGCATCTCGCGCGCCTCCTCGATCGTCATGAACGCGGGCTCACCAGCCCGGCCCAGGGCCACGCGGACGGAGGCGAACATCGCCTGGGTATCAGCGCGCTCCAGCTCAGTCGTGTCGAACTCTGCGACCCGATCGGCGGTGCGGAAGAACTTGCGGTTCATCTCGTTCTGAAACGTGTTCAGGTGATCGCGGAGCGTGTAGCGCACGAACGACGATCCCATCGCCTCCACGCCGGTGCCCCAGCTGCTGGTCTTTTCCATGTGCCCGATCATGAAGGGCTGCACCCCGAACGCGCGCGCGATCTCTTCGACCTGGAATTTGCGGGTCTCCAGCAGCTGCATTTCTTCCATCGGCATGGTCAGCGTCTTGATGTCGAGACCGCCCTCAAGGATCATCGGCTTTCCCGCCTTGTCCGGGCCGCGATGCTCGTCCAGTTTCTGCTGAATTCGCTCGAACTGGGCGTCTGTCAGATTTTGATCCGTGCGCAGCGCGTAATCCGGGCGCGCCATGTTCCGCAGGAATGTCTCGCTGAAATCCTGCGCACTGATCGCAAGCGATCCGCTGTTGCGCAGGCTGTTGCGCAGCGCCGACAGTCCACGCAGGCCGTTGAACCCGAACCCCGGAACGTGCAGAACATCATCCTGATCCAGAACCCGGACCCGCATGATCTCGGGCGATGGACGCTCGATCGTCGGGTCGGGCTGTATCTCGTAGACCAGGCGCTGGCCATCGGACGTTGCGATAACCCGCACCCGGTTCGGATGGATTGGCACCAGACCAACCACCTGAGTGCCCCGACGCATGATCTCAGCGAATCCGTCGCCATGCAGCAACTTTGACGCGGTGAGGAACGCCCACCCGCTGGACGCTGTCCATCGCGGCGAAAATTCCTCGTTGAGAACCCACCACAAATCGGCGTTCACGTCGCGCCGCAGGTCGCCGTCTGTCGACCGCTTGTAAATGTTCATCGGGAGCGCCGCGATCGCCCCGCTGATCAGGGTCACACACGCCGACACTGCCGTGATCTGCATCACCGCACGCTCCGATGGCGATGCTCCACCGCCACCGGTCAGCGATTCCCAGATGCCATCGCCGCGCCGGATGGCCGAACTGTCGCCCTGCGACCGCGGCGAAAACAGATCGCGAACGCGCGAAAGCAGGCTCATGCCACCCGCACCCTCGGCTCGACACGGCTGTCACGCGCGGCGATCGGGTTGCGCCCCATCAGCTCCGCTGCGTTGAACATCGCAACCACCGGGTCGATCTTGGCATCCCCTGCGGTCACCTTTTCGATCACCACCATGCTGCCCACCCTTTCGGCCTTCGCGTTGCCAACGCACCAACTCATCATCGGGCGGCCACCATGGGCTACGCCGCGTGCTTTCAGTTTCAGTTCCATGTTCCAGATCGGGCCGCGCAGACCACCACCCTGTCGGATTCCGCACAAAAGCGGCCCTTCCAGATCCAGCCCCGCCAGCTCGTCGAGGATCGGGGCCACCTGCCCGTGATCCAGACCAACGCCACTTTCCTCAGGGAGCAATCCCGTCTCGTGAATCCGGGCCACCTGGGCCGCGACTTCCATGTGCCCCTGCGCCGCGAAGGTGCAGATCGTCAGGTCGCCATCGTCCGCAAACCCCTCTAGCACCGACGCATTCTTTGGGCGCCGGATTAGAACCTCGGGCTGCGCCCAGGCGTGACACCAGACCAGCCAGCGCCGCGTCCCGGTCTCGCGACCGATCACCGTCAACCCGAGCAGGTCATCGAGCCCGCCACCGTCGATCCCAACGGTAACCACTTCCGACCGGGCCAGCAGCTGGTCCAGGTCCAGTGAAAGGTCCTCGCAGGCCTCCCAATATTGGGCACCGATCCATGTCTCGCCCGACAGGCCCAGACCGATCTGGATATTGAGATGCTGACTGACCCAGACCTGCTCCGTCTCCGGAGAGATGCGGCCGTTGTTGTCGTAGTCGTCCTCCAGACGTTGCCGGTTGATCGAGCGTCCCAGGTTGGGCAGGACCAGATGCCAATTCGCGCGGTCCTTCCAGAACTTCTGGTTCTTCTGCAACTTCGCCGGGAACTCGTAAAGCACCGGCAGCATGATGGCCGACGATCCCGCCTTGCCGTCGCGAATGTCGCGGGCCTTCTGCAGCTCGGTCCGGAATATTCCCGCCGGGGCCTCGTCCGATTGCGTAGTGATGAACAACACCTGCCCACCGGCCTGGGTGATTCCCCCACCTCTGATCTGCTGCATCACCCGCACGGCCGAGGCCTTCTTTCCCAGTTCGTGCAGCTCGTCGATGATCGTCAGAAGCGGGATCTCACCCGTGACGATTTTGTTGTCGAACGTCTTCACCTCCAGCGCCGTGCCGGTCTTGATCCGCGTGATCGTCTTCAAATGCGGCGTGACCTTGAAAATCTGTTTCAACTGCGGATCGAGGCGGATCATCCCCTCGGCCTGCTCGAACAGCCGCCCCGATATGTTCTGGCTCGGCCCGATCAGCAGCATCGTGCCGTTCGGCGTGTCCTCCAGGTAAAGCGCCGTCAACGCCAGCGCCGCCACATAGGTGGATTTGCTGTTCTTCTTCGGGACCAGACAGAACAATTCCCAGACCAGCCGCTCTTTCGTCGCCGGATCCTCACTGGCAAGGAAAGCCACGAGGATATCCAGGAACCAATCGCCGCACGCCTCCGCCATCGTCGGGTTGCCGACGACATCGGGCAGGCGCAACCGCTTGAAGAACGCCAGCGCACGGGCTGCTCTGGCGTCGTTGATCGGCACCTGCGCCATCGGCGTTTCACCGGCGCCGATCTTTTCCCACCAATCCGGACAGGCGAAGCGCGGCAGCGCGTCAGTGTTTGACACCGAGCCCCGCTTCCTGTGACAGCTCGGCATCGAGCTCGGCATCCACATCGAGCGCCAGGCGCGCGACCTGCTGTTTCTTGCCTTCGCGCGCAGAGCGCAGCGGCGCGTCTTGCGACAATCGCAGCTCGGCGTCGATCATTTCGTCCCGGCGCATCATCTCCATCAGCTTCGCGGCTGCCGCCGGTTTGCGATCCTCGATCGCCGCTCGCGCCATCGCCGCAAACAGCGCCAGCTCCAGGCGGTCGCGTGCATCGTCGCGCCGTTGCAGCGCGGCTCTAAAATGCCGCTTCAGCGACGGCAACGAGACACCCACCGCCTGACAGATGCGCTGGTTGCTGTAGCCCCTCACAAGGGCCGCATCCACGATGTCCCGGTCCTGATCGCTGATCTGCAGAGCAGGCCGCCCACGCTGGCCCTTGCGGGCTCTGGTCGGGTGGCCAAAGAGATCGAGCGGACGATCATCGGTCAGAATTCGCGTACCCATAAAAAAAATCTTTCGCTGAG